GCTAACACTTAAGCAGACTAGCGCTGCCGTATCAGCTACTAACCCGCTTTACAGCACAACAATTTTGGTGAATAACACAACTGACATTAATGGCGCTGTGGCAGACATTGCTACACAGAGCATTACTTTTACTTGCAACTCACCAATCATTATTACAACTAGCTGATAAGAAAGTAAGGGGCTAACGCAATGGCAAAACTAAAGATTACAAGGGCTGACGGTACGGTGTCTGAGCATCAGATAACGCCGAAAATCGAGTGGGCCTTTGAGTTATATGCAAAAAAAGGTTTTCACAAAGCCTTTAGGGACGATGAAAAACAGTCTGATGTTTACTGGCTGGCACATGAGTGCCTACGGTCAGCGGGCGTTGAAGTTCCTGTTTTTGGAGCTTTGTTCCTAGACACTTTATCTAAGGTTGAAGTGTTAGACGATGACCCTTCGCAATAGTGGGTCGGGGTTCCTTTGGTTACCTGGTCGCCCAGCTAGCCGTTGAAACAGGAATCCCGCCCCAGTATTTGTTAGAGCTGGATAGTGCAATGTTTAAAAACATGTTAAAGGTCATAAACGATAGAGCTAAGGAGATGCAAAATGCCAACAGAGGTAAAAGGGGTCGTTGAACTCCTCAAAGCATCTAAAGAGTTTGCACCTGACCTTTTAAAGCAATATCAAATGGAAGTTGGCAACGCTTTATACACTGTAGTGACTAAGGCTAGAGGCTACATACCAGCCGATGCTGCACTTTTATCAGGCTGGTCTAAACCAAGCTCTTCTTTAACTGCTAACTATCGAGCTTTTCCTAAGTTTGAATCGGGGGAAGCTAAGCGCAAGATTGGGTATAAGACCACCCCTACTAAAGCAAACAGAGAAGGCTGGTCTTATCTTGCGCGAATCGTCAACGCTTCAGCCGGTGGTGCAATTTACGAGACTGCCGGACGTTTGAACAAAGACGGGCAACCGCTCTACAAGCGTAAGAGCGTTGTTTACCGTACGGGCGGTAATGGCCCAGGTGATTTTCAGATTAACTATTATGAAGAAAAAGATAACTCCTACCGCAAGGGTTACAACAACTCACTCAACCCCAATGCTGGCAAACAGTTCCTAAAGAGCTTGAACTCTAGCGGTGAGTTAGTCAACGCACGGCCTAAAGGTTTAGTTGGCAACCCTGGCCGTAAGAGCACTGGGCGCGCTATTTACCGTGCTTGGGCTGAGGATGAAGGAAGAGCTAACGCAGCTGTAATGAAAGCTATTGCCACCGCTGCCAATAACTTTGAGAAAAAGGGATTTGTATTTAGAAGGAAAGCCGCATGAGCGATGTATCCATAAATATAGTCTCCCAATTTCTAGGTCAAAAAGCCTTTGATAAAGCGGGAAACTCTGCTCATAAATTAGCTGGCACCGTAAAGCGCGCCCTCATTGGCGTTGGCTTTGAGGAGTTCGCTCGTAGGTCAGTCAATGCTTTCGCAGCTAATGAAAAAGAAATGGCGGGGCTTTCTAATACCCTAAAGAATTTAGGGCTAGAAATGCAAAACGCCTCAGTTGCTTCATACCTAGACAAATTAGCGCTAGCTACTGGAGCGCTCAAGTCGGATTTAGTGCCTGCGTTTCAGACTTTAGCGACTACTACCAAAGATACAGCCGATGCCACTACCCTACTTAACCTTGCAATGGACGTATCCGCAGGCTCAACTAATAGCCTAGATACTGTAATTTCAGCATTAACTAAAGGATATAAAGGAAACACTGGAGCATTAGGTAAGTTAAACGTGGGTATTGATAAGACCATGTTAGCTACAGGTGACTTACAAGCAATCGTTGAGTATCTCAATAAAACCTTCAGCGGCCAGTCAAAGACTGCAGCTGAGACTTTCGCTAACCGAGTGCTACGTATTAAGACAGCGGTTGAAGATGCCCAGGAAGCAATCGGTAAAGGCTTAGTAGATAGCCTTACAATTCTTACAGGCTCAACAAGCATAGACGAACTACAAAAGAAAATTATTACCTTTGGTACAGAGGCAGGTGCAGCTTTTAGAACACTTGCTGGGTTTGTTAAAGAAAACGAGACGGCATTAAAAAACCTAGCAGCAATCTTGGCGGGCATGTTTATTGGTTCAAAGATTACGGCAGGCATTTACACAGTTATTGGAGCATTTAAAGCCCTGAGTGCGACAATGGTTATTTTACGAAATACTGCCATTGGCGCTTACATTGCAGAAATGGCCGTGCTCAATCCCCTAGCTGGTCTAGCGGCTGCAGCGGGTATTGCAGCTACTATCTATGGCGTTATTAAAAGCCTAGATATGTTATCTACTAAGTTTGACAAAGTAGGCTCACAATCTAGTGATATGAACGGCACGGCGGCTGCACATTTAGCCCAATTAAATAAAGAGTTTGGCGTGACTAAGAAACTGGTCAATTATTCTAAGGTTTTAACAGCTGAAGAATTAAAACAACTAGCCGCTAAAAAGCTCAAATTGGCTACAGATAAAGCCAACCTTGCTTTGGGTAAGGGCGCAGATGTCTTTGACCTAGAAAAAATCCAGTTAAACGCAGCAATGATTGGTCAGGCAGAGGCACTAGGTAAAGCAACCACTAGCGCTCAAATCCTGGCTATTACCAATGATGTGCAGCGATTGAAGATTAAGCAAGACATGCTGGCATTAGAGGAAGCCATAGCCTCACAAGATGTTGCCCGTATTGAATCTGCCACCAAAACACTTAATGCAGATTTAAAGGTTTTAGGTACATTACAAAGCCAAAGTTTCACTTTACTTGGCATCAAGACTACTTTGGATAGTATCAAGCCTAAAGCCCTTGTTGACCAGGAAAACCTCAACATTGCTTTGGACAAAATTAGAGAAATGCTTAAGATGCTGGCTCAGCTTAATTCAACCACAGTTTCTAGCAAAACAGCGCCTTCAGCTATTCCTGTAGGAGATTATGTAAAACCTGTGGTCTTTGACCCAACTACATCTATTGACGCAATTATTGAGTACGCCGATGCAGCAACCGAGCGAGCTAATGCCTTTGCTCTTCTACAGGAACAAGAAAACTATGCAGCGTTTTTATCGCTAGTTGAGTTCCAAAAGCAATTAGGAGACTTAGGAGGCTATAGCTCTAGCATGAACTCAGGTGCAGGCTATGGGTACAACGCCAATAACGTGACGGTTACCGTGGTGGATAAGACGAGCGGCCTCATTGAAGTAGTCCAAAATGCTGTGCAAGAAAACAACCGCTTTGGTAACAACCTCAGCTATGCCGGTGCAATATGACAATTCCAGTAATTAACGCAGTCATTAACTTCAGTACTGGCCCTGCCTTTGCTCAGGCAATGATTCTAGACTCGGGCATTTTGGGGACTAACATTTTGGCAGATGCAGCTAGCATCATTGTGGACGTGTCAGATGTAGTAGATAGCATTGAGACAAAGCGCGGGCGTAACCCGCAAGCTGACCAATTTCAAACAGGCACTTTGTCCATGCGCATTGTTGACCAAAACGGGGACTTCAATAGCCAAAACCCAAGCTCACCTTACGCGGGCCTTTTAACTCCTATGCGTAAAGTGCAGATTACTGCTACCTATGGAGCTGTTACTTACCCTATCTTTGCTGGCTTTATTACTAGTTATACAACTACTACGCCAAAAAATGCTACAGATGTTGTTTATACAACTATCACAGCTGTAGATGCTTTTAGACTTGCTCAAAATGCGCAGATAAGTACGGTAGCTGGAGCTGCAGCTGGGGACTTGTCAGGCACTCGTATCAATCAAATCCTGGATGAAATTGATTGGCCTGCTTCAATGCGTGATGTGGATGCTGGCCTAACAACAATGCAGGCTGACCCAGGAACAGCGCGCACATCCCTAGCGGCAATGCAAACTGTTGAAACAAGTGAATACGGTGCGCTCTATGTAGATGCGGCTGGCTCTTTTGTCTTTCAAGACCGCGCCGTAACGGCTGGCAGTACTGGCCTTACCCCTGTTGTCTTTAATGATGACGGTTCAGCTATCAGTTACTTTAATGCAGTATGGCGTTTAGATGACACCCTTGTGTACAACTCTGCAAGTATCACCCGCACGGGCGGCACAGCCCAGGTTGCTATCAATCAGCCCAGCATTGATAAGTACTTTGTACATAGCTATAACCAACAAAACCTATTGATGCAAACCGATGCAGTGGCGCTTGATTACGCTCAGGCTTACGTAGCATCTAGGGCTGAAACATCAGTGCGTTGTGATGCTATTCAACTAGACCTATACACAGATAACTACACCGCTGGTACCGTTGCCGCTTTGGGCCTTGATTATTTTGACCCGGTAACTATTACAACTAACCAACCTGGCGGTTCAACCCTGACTAAGACTTTGCAGGTTTTTGGTGTGGCACAAAGCATTACACCTAACTCATGGAAAACAACCCTAACAACTTTAGAGCCAATTATTGATGGCTTTATTTTGGACTCAGCAATCTATGGATTACTCGACACAGGCGTGTTGAGCTATTAAGGAGAAATAATGGCAAAACAGACCTACACCACCGGCCAGGTGTTAACCGCTGCACAGATGACGGCGCTGCAGGCCAATGATTACAACTGGACTGTGAGTGCAAAAACAGCCAGTTATGTACTTGTTGCTGCAGATGCGGGTACTCGTATCACAATGAGTAACGCAGGCGCTACGACTATCACAGTAAACACAGCTTTATTTACAGCTGGAGATACTCTAACTATTACCAATATCGGCGCTGGAGCCTGCACAATTACAGCTGGTACCGCAACAGTCTCCACCGGCGGCTCGCTTGTACTTAATCAATATGACAGCGGCACTCTCTACTTTTCTAGCACAAGCGCTGCTATATGGAACGGCGCTAATCCAGGTGACATCACAGGCGTTACAGCTGGCACAGGTATTAGCGGCGGTGGCACAAGCGGCACTGTAACCGTTACTAATTCAATGGCTACTGAGATTACTGCGGCTGGAGATATTATTGTAGGCACAGGCTCAGGTACTTTTGATAACCTGCCTATTGGTACTACTGCACAGGTATTGACGGCCGATACAAGCGTAAGCCCGTATAAAGTAAAATGGGCCACTCCTTCTGCTGGAGCAGCAACGGCAGTAGGCTGCTTAGTTTATAGCGCAGTCAATCAAGCTTGTACAAGTGCGGCATACAAAAACCTTCTATTTGACACCGAAGTGTATGACACAGACGGCTTTCACTCTACGGCTACGAACACCAATAGAATTACAATTCCAACAGGCAAAGCGGGAAAGTATCTGTTCACATTTTTAGTTAATTTTGACGGCAACGCAACTGG